GGCAGCCGTAGGCTGACTGAGGGGTAATACCTCTCTGAGAAAATCATCTGAATTATGGAGGAAAAGTTATGGCACATATTGCACAGGAAAGATATTCGACACTGGTGGACGAGAAGCTGCGGAACACGCTGGTCACCAAGGACAACCTGATCTTTAACACTCGTTATGAGGGAAATCCCAAGGCAGGAAAGGTCAAGGTGCCGGTGCGTGATACCGAGGTAGAGGTCAAGCAGTATGACAAGCAGAATGGTGCTGCGATCTCTACCGGCTCTACCACCTACTTTGACATCAACATCGACATTGACGAGGCGGTCAACGAGATGATCGACGGCTATGACGCTGCCAGCGTGCCGGACGGCATCACCGCAGAGCGTCTGGACAGTGCCGGCTATTCTCTGGGGCTGTCCATGGACACCAAGTCTGTCCGTGCTCTGGAGGAGACCGCCGGCATCACCGTGGCAGCGTCCAAGACTGCCTGCACCGACAGCACGGCATACAAGCAGGTACTGGCGGCAAAGCGTGTGCAGTCCCGTATGGGTGTTCCCAATGACGGCAAACGCTGGCTGCTGGCATCTCCGGAGTTTATGGAGGTGCTGCTGACCGATGACCGTTTCGTCAAGCAGGGTGATCTGTCTCAGGAACTGGTACAGTCCGGCGTGGTGGGCAGAATCGCCGGCTACAATGTTTTCGAGTCCAACAACACCATGTTTGAGGACAGCCAGCTGGTATCCGGCAAGAAAACCACCACGGAATTCATCTGCGGTCACCCGAACTGGTGCCACCGTGTGCAGGAGTGGTCTGTTCCGGTTGCCGTCAAGAATCTGACCAACGAGTATATCGGTTCTTCTGCCGTACAGGGCAGAAAGGTCTACGGCATCGGTATTTCCAAGCCGCAGACCGTCTATGTCAAGAGAGTGGAGGCGTAAGGCATGGCATATGCTGATTTTCCGTACTACCAGGATTTTTATCTTGGCAGTATGATCCGGGATCCGACCGCATTCGGTCGGGCGGCAGAACGGGCAAGCGAGTATCTGGACATGGTGACATTCGGGCGGCTGCTGGACGGCGTTCCTGCTCCGTGGGAAGACCGCATCCGGAAATGCTGCTGTGCACTGGCGGAGGCGATCGTCACCTATCAGGCATACGGCACAGGCGGTGCAGAGGGCAGCGGTCTGAAAACGGCGGAGACCATCGGAGCGTACAGCGTCAGCTACGCTACCCCGACAGAAAGCATCTCCGCTCTGCTGAACGGAGAAACATCCGGCTTGCAGGACTACCTCAAAAGCATCTGCATCCGGTATCTGGGTGGTTCGGGGCTGTTGTACAGAGGGGTGTGAGACCCCTCAGTCAGCCTACGGCTGCCAGCTCCCCTTTCAGGGGAGCCTGTAATGAAAGGATTTTTTGATGTATACGAACAAAATCGGCTGCACGGTATTTGCGAGAACGGTGGGAAAAGACCGCATGGAGCAGTATGTGCGGCACTTCTTCCCTGCGGTCTACTGGGAGGATATGAAAGGACAGAGCCAGAGCGGCACGTCTATGAAGCAGCAGGACAGCGTGCTGTGTATCATTCCGGCGGCATCGGTATCCGGCTATATCCCGAAACGGAGCGACCGGATCTTCTGCGGCAGATGCACCGCCGCAGAACCACCGGAGGAATGCCGGACGGTCATGGAAGTGAAAGACTTTCGCTATGGCTCTGCCGGTGTGCAGCATCTGGAGGTGACGGCAGTATGATCATCAAAGTGGGTATTCATTTCAATACCAAGCAGCTCCACGCAAAATCGGCGGCACTGAAACAGCAGGCACAGGAATTTGTGGGCAACGAACTGCTGCGGAAGTGCGATCCCTATGTGCCGTTTGACACCGGTATGCTCCGAGATTCCGGCATCTCTCACAGCAAGCCGGCGGACGGCTATCTCATGTGGAAAACGCCCTATGCAGCCGTACAGTGGTATGCCGGTGCTTCCCGTGGGCTGCGTGGAAAAAAGTGGGCATTACGGGCATGGGCAGACCATGGCAAGCTCATTCTGAAAAATGCCCGTATCCTTGCAAAGGGGTGATAGAATGGCAATCATTTCGGCGATACGGGAGTACATTGCCGGCTGTCCGCTGCTCCATGACGGAGCGATCTTAGGCGTAGACCAGCTGGAAGCGAACACCATCGGCTATACTGTGGACACGACACCATGTGAACCAGTGGTGCAGAAGTACACGGACGGCAGCGACAGGCGGCAGTTCCTGTTCGTCTTTGCCAGCCGGGAGAAATACGGCACAAAGGTGCTGGAGAACATCGCCAATTCCGGTTTCTACGAGGACTTTGCGGACTGGATCGAGCGGAACAACTGGCAGGGTATCTTTCCGGAACTGGGCGACTATCGGACACCATACCGCATGGACATTGTTTCCAGCGGCTATGCCTATGACACCGGCGATGATACGGCTCGCTATCAGATACAATTACGACTGATGTATTATCAGGACAGGAGGTATTTTACACATGGGTAAGAATTTGAAAAACGCAGACCTTGTGCTGCGTACAGGCAAGGTGGCATTTTATCTGGTGCCGGGCAATTCGGCATACACGAGAATGGAGGGCTTCACCAGCCTTTCTACGTCCAAGAATCCCACGGAATACGAGCGGCAGTATGTGGATGAGGATTTCAAACGGACAGACATTACCGGCTATAACACTGCCGTTGCCTATGCACTGGATCGCTACAAAAAGCATCCGGTGACCGATGACATTATCAACATTCACGAGAACGAACTGCTGGGACAGGACGCAGTGCGTTCGATCATCAATGTGGACATGACCACAGCACAACTAGGGGGCAACGGCATCTGGTCGGCAAGTGGAAAGATGCGTGACTATGCCGTCATTCCGGACGCTGACGGCGACACCACAGACTGCATGACCTATTCCGGCAACTTCAAGACACGGGGCGAAATGGAAGATGTCACGGTGTCCAGCACCGATGATTTTCAGACAATTACGATTTCTTCCAGCACCAAGCCGGTACTGAAAACGCTGTCCGTTGCTGATGGCAGCACGAATTTGCTGAAACCGACCTTCAAGGCGGATGTGACGGAGTATACGGTCAGCAAGATCGGTTCTCTGAGTGTGTATGCAACAGCGGAGAGCGACACGTTTAGTATTACAGCTTCCTGCAACGGAAAATCTTCGCCCATTACCAATCGTGGTGTGTCGTTTACCGTCAAGGAAGGCGACTATATCTACATTACTGTTACAAACGGTGCACTGGGATCTAATACCTATGCAGTCAAGTGCAGTGCTTCGTGAGGGGGAATGAATGATGAAAGATGATCTGACGATCTGGCATATCCACGGGCTGGAATTGCCGCTGGATATTGAAGATGCGGATACCGTGGAAAAGTATGAGGCTGCTCTGGCACAGCTGGAGCAGAATATACCGGCGGACAAGTCCGGCGGTACTGCGGCATATATCCGTGCGTACTGCAAGGCGTTTCGCACGCTGTATGACACCCTGTTCGGCGATGGTACGGCGGAGCAGATCTTTGCCGGGATTTCGGACAATGCACGGCAGTATACCGCAGTGTACGGCGAATTTCTGACCTTTGTGGCAAAACAGGCGGCACAGGCACAGGAAGCACAAAGACAGCTGCAAAAGAAATACCTGCCCAAAGGCGGCAGACGATGAATCTGCTGTACGATACCCTGCCGGATACCGTGACGGTGGGCGGCAGGTCGTACCGGATCTATACCGACTATCGGGACTGGCTGCGGTTCTACGATATGCAGGAGGACGATAGCATTTCCAGACGGGACAAGCTGCTGCTGATGCTGGAATGGTACATGGACAAGCCGCCGGCTTCCTGTCTGGAGGAGGCTTTGGAGGCTCTCATCGGGTTTGCGACACGCTCCGAGAAGCAGCCGCAGCAGCGGCAGCAGAGCGATTCCGGACGCAAAACCACAGACCGGGTGCTGTCATGGCAGTATGATGCAGCCTATGTGTATGCGGCGTTCCTGTCGGTCTATCACATGGACTTGCAGCAGGTGGAGCAGATGCACTGGCATCTGTTTCTGGGGCTGTTTGATGCCCTTCCGGACGAAACACCCATTAAGCAGCGAATGGGATACCGCAGTGTGAATCTGGCGGAGATCAAGGACAAGAACGAACGGCGGCGAATCCGGAAGATTCAGGACCGCATCCGCATTCCGCAGCCGGAGCTGGACGGCTATCAATGCGGTGCATTTTTTGGGTAGGAAAAGGGCGTTTTAGCGTTGTGCAATGATCTCCCTGTCCCTTCGGGACATCCCTTTTTTCAAGGGGGACTTTCTTAAAATGAAATATCGGCACTTTTACCATGGGTAGGAGTGCCGTTTTTTCGGAGGTGGTGAAATAATATGGCGGAGGAAAGCATCAGAGTCCCTATTGACGGGGATACCAGCGGTTTTGACCAAAAGGTCGAAGGCATGAAAGGGACGATCTCTGCGGCATCTGTGGCAATGGGCAATCTGCTCTCTGACATGGGAAAGAAAGCCCTGTCTGCATTCGGCGATATGATCTCGTCCGGTGACCAGTTCAACCAGGCAATCAACCAGATGGCGGCTTCTACCGGTGCAACCGGTGCAGAGCTGGAGGGACTGCGGGACGTGGTCAAGGATGTCTACGGCAACAACTTCGGCGAATCCTATGAGGATGCAGCCAACGCCGTGGCAGAGGTCTCCAAACAGACTGGGCTCATGGGAGAGGAACTCCAGAAAGCCACAGAGGGGGCTTTTGCACTGGGTGATACTTTCGGCTATGAGGTAAACGAGTCCACACGGGCGGCTTCGGCACTGATGAACAACTTCGGCGTTTCCGCAGAAGAAGCATATAACCTTATCGCTGTCGGTGCACAAAACGGTGCAGACCAGAACGGCGATCTGCTGGACACCCTCAATGAGTACTCCACGCAGTATGCGGCGTTGGGACTTTCCGCAGAGCAGTTCACCCAGAGTCTGATCTCCGGTGCAGAATCCGGAGCATTCTCCATCGACAAGGTGGGCGATGCGGTCAAGGAGTTCAATATCCGCTGCAAGGACGGCAGCGATTCCACGGCAGAGGGCTTTGCCATGATCGGCATGAATGCAGATGACATGGCACAGCGGTTTGCCGCCGGCGGCGATACGGCACAGGAAGCATTTTTCCAGACGGTGCAGGCTCTGGACAGCATTGCCGATCCGGTGGCGAAAAACCAAGCCGCCATTGACCTGTTCGGGACACAGTTCGAGGACTTACAGGCAAACCTATTGCCCATGCTGGCAAACATGGAAGATGCGTCCGATGTGGCGTATGATGCACTGGGGCAGATCAACGAGGTCAAGTATGATGACATTGGCAGTGCGGTTGAGGGACTGAAACGGACTGTCAGCGGTTTCTCTCTGGACATAAAGTCCACACTGTCTGCCGGAGCAGCAGATGCCATTTCCGGTATCATCAATGTGATGAATGGCGGAGATGCTGCAGGGATCTTTGACGGACTATTTGAAAGCATCAACAGCGTGATCGATTCCATCGGCAGCAGATCCAGCGGCATGGTGGAAGCCGGTAAGAAGATACTGGGCGAATTTCTTTCTGGTATCCAGGAAAATTTGCCTGGCATTCTCAGTGCCGGAACAGAGATCCTAAACAGCATCGTCCAGGGCATTTCGGAAAATGCTTCGGCATTACTGGAAGCAGGACAAACACTCTTAAACGGCATTATTACAGCGATTCAACAGGCATTGCCAAACCTGCTGCCCATTGCGGTGCAGCTGATCACCACGCTGATCAACGGATTGTCAGAGGGTCTGGTGGCACTGATGGAGTATGTGCCGCAGATCATTCTAGCCATTGTCAATGTGATCGTGGAGAATCTGCCCACGCTGATTACAGCAGCCATTGAAATTCTGAATGCTCTGGTGGGCGGTCTCATGGACAATGTCAGCACGATTCTAACAGCTGTTATTATGATTATCATGACACTTGCAGATATGATAATCCAGAATCTCCCTCTCCTGATCGATGCAGCCATTCAGATCATTATGGCATTAGTCAATGGCATTCTGGACAATCTGCCGCAATTGATCGAAGCGGCGATTGATATGATATTTGCGATTGTTAACGGACTGATTGAACAATTGCCACAGCTAATCGATGCAGCCATTCAAATTGTCACAGCTCTGTTTCAGGGGCTAATAGACAACTTGCCAATGATCATTGAAGCGGCAATCAAGCTGATGTATGGTCTGTCTTCTGGGTTGATCAAAGCAATCCCGGATCTTTTGAAAGCGATTCCTCAAATATGGGGAGCAATCTGGGACGCACTCACCGAAGTGGACTGGCTGCAACTGGGCATCGATATTTTGAAGGGTATCGGAAATGGTCTGATTGATGGTATCGGCGGATTGCTGGATACCGTTGGTGATGTCTGCGACAGCTTGTGGAGTGGATTCAAGGACTTTTTCGGGATCCATTCTCCATCTAAGCTGATGCGTGATACTGTGGGTAAATTTTTACTGCCCGGCGTTGCCATAGGCATGGAAGACACCACAGGCGACACCGCTGATGATCTGAACCGTTCGCTGGATGCCATGATGGACAAGGTGGACACGAATCGGCTGCAAATGCAGCTGGATTCTGCGGTACAGATGCAGGGATATTCCAGCATGGGAACTGCCGGAACGGCAGTGCAGTACAATCCGCCGGAGAAGACAGCGGCGGAGGAATACCGGCAGCCGCAGCAGAACGGGGATATTATCATTCCGGTGAACATCGGCGGCACACAGCTGGAAACCGTTGTGGTCAAGGCGGCACAGATTGCCAATGCACGAAGCGGAGGAGAAACCATATGAGACTTGTGAATATTTGGGCGAAGTCGCCGGGCGGCAGTTGGACATTGGCAAAAAATGTGTGTCAGCTTGCAGAGGATTCTGTGGGCATTACCCCATTAGGAAAACGATTCTGTGCTGCCGATGGCACGCAGATCTATTACAGTACAGGATCAGCGGAACAGAAAACAACACTGCAATTTGAAGTGAACAGCGAAAAGGAATTGCAAAACCTCATGCGGATTCTGCGAAATGGTACGGCATATGCGGAAAGCCTAATGGTGTCTGGATATACAAGTTCGTTGGGAAATTGCGGAGTTCGCATCTATATTGACGGTGATGCTTCTATAAAACTTGTTTCCCGAAAGATGCAGGTTTATCAGATTACAGTTCCTGTAATATTAGATCAAACAGGTGCTGTAACCAGCTTTCCGAATTGCTATATTGTAGCCAATCCTTCCGGAGCGTGCGGTCTTACGATTGTAAAATCTCCGGAAGATACCAGTATTGTAATCGTACAGCTTACGGATTCTGGGAAACAACTGGAAGACGGTTCTGTGCAGTTACCGCCTTACACTGCAAATGCAGAGGAAACAGCAGAAAAATCAATCTATATCCGATTTCAGGCAGCACATACTTTCCCGACAGATTCCAAAATTACCGTAGAAGCCGATGGGGTGAATGGCTGGTCAGAGCGACACGATATTACCGATTATGTGACGAATGAATTTGGGACAATCGGCATGTCTTTGACCGGCATTGTAACAGAATTTTGTATCTATCTGCATTATACATACGGTGGGTGTACATTGGAACGAATATACCGCATTCGTGTTTATGCACCGGATTTTCAGGAGGGCGAGGCATGATCATTGCAGAATTTATTCGGGTAGAAGTATACAAGTATAATTATACAACAGGAAACTATGCTCTTGCTACCACGCTGACAGAATCCACCATCATTTCTGCCAGCAGCAAGCGGCAGTGCTGTGCAGACGGCACATTTGAGATCGGCGGCGTGTATGCTGCCACGTTTTCTATGCAGGCAAAGATTCCGGGAATGACCACATTTCAGGTGCGTGGAGCAAAACTGAAAGTGTTTTCCAAGTACAATGATGTAGCCCAATGGAGTAGCATCGGCACGTTCTGGGTCACTGATGCCACCCGTGTAGGCGAGATCTTTTCCATTAACGCACAGGATGCTGTGGGGTGGCTGGATACGTCCAGCTATAACAGCACATCGGAATCTGCCGTCAAAGCTGTCGGAAAGGTGCTTGCAGACAAGTGGCAAAACATCGGGATCGGAATCGACCAGTGGGACGAAAATGGAACCGAATACGGCGGCTGGCTGCAATATCTGACGGACTGCACCAATACCTTTATCCAGTCCCAGACTGGCGTAAAAGAGATGCTGTACTGGAAAGCGTATGACAAGGCAAGACGGGAAACCTATGGCAGGTACTGCAACGACAGGATCTATGCAGAGATCAACGGAAAGTGGTCGCAGACCATATATCCGGCAAGGTTCTATCTGAGTGCAGAAAACAGCAACAGCGACTCTGACTGTCCACGGGATTTTTACCGCTATTTGTCCGAGCTGGCATTTGGATTCATTTATGCCAGACCGGAGGACGGAGCTTTGGAACTGGGACAGTTCGGGAACGGTTATCACGGAAATGCCAATGTTGGAATGTCGGAAATGGAATATGATTCCTGTGAGGTAGCAGATTATGAGATCCATATGCTGCGTACAGATGCCCGTGTGGAGTTGGAAGACGATAAATCTGCATGGGCATGGACAAGGCATAGTTCACCGGATTACAGCACCAGCTCTTTTCAGCGGTTTCTGATCGAATCCAATCCGTTTCTGGATGGTTTTGCAAAGGATTTTGTATTCAGCAGCGGCTATGGACTGAATACCATTCCCCATTCTATGTGGCTCGCAAGATATTCTTCCGACACCGGGAATCAGTATGCAGTGCGTCCGTTTTCCTGCACCGTACACAGTACAAAACGGTTCCAGCTGGGACAGAAAATCAAGCTCTCTTATCGGGATTTTCATGAGACCACTGCCAAAAGCTATGACAGCATTATCACTGCCATTGAATGGACGTTTCGGGGCGGTACAAAGCTTTCCTGCGGCGGCGAGGACAGCCGTGTGATGGCGGACTGCATCCGTTCTTCCAAGGGCGACAAAGTCCGCAAAGAGGCACGGAACCGATGCAGAGCGTTGGAAAAACGAGTTCAAAAACTGGGAGGGTAAGACATGATATTGCAGGCAAACAAGAAATTCATTGACACCAGCCATGTGGCACATCTGCTGACTGCCGGAGAAAAGTATGCGGACAAGCTTGTCTTTTCCGTAGAGCGATTTTATCAGGAAACCGATCTGTCCGGCTGTTTGTTTGTGATGCGTGGTGTCAACAGTGCCGGAAATCTGGCACTGGAAACGCTTTCGCAGGAAGTCATGGAAACAGAGATCCGGCTGACATGGAACGTGTCTCCGGCGTTTACTGCGGTTTCCGGTATGCTGGCGTTGGAAATCGTCTGTTATGACAACAGCGACCGCATCTTGAAATACACGGTCACGCCTATGCAGGTGAAAGCCTCTGTGCTGGAGGAATACAGCGGCGGTGTGGACGCCATCGAGGAAGCACTGAAAGAAATGGAACGGATTCTGACGGAAACCAGGACAATTGCGGTACAGCTGCCGCAGATCCGCAACGGCACATGGTGGCTGTATGATACCGATAGCGGAGCATATATAGACAGCGGTCTGCCGGCTCGTGGTGAAAAAGGCGAAAAGGGCGAAAAAGGTGAACCGGGAGAGCAGGGCGTTCCCGGTGAAAAGGGAGAAACCGGAGAAAAGGGTGAGCCGGGTGCAAAGGGCGATTCCGGCGAAAAAGGCGAACCTGGTGAACCCGGAAAAGATGGCATAGACGGACGTGACGGTGCGGACGGAAAATCCGCTTATCTCCTTGCGGTAGAGCATGGCTACAGCGGTTCTGAATCCGAGTGGCTGACATCTCTGAAAGGCGAAAAGGGAGATGCCGGACAACCGGGAGAACGTGGAGAAAAAGGGGATCCGGGAGAGCAGGGCATTCCCGGTGAAAAGGGCGACACCGGTGCAGACGGGAAAGACGGATTTTCCCCCATTGCTGCTGTGGCGAAAGACGGCAGCGTGGTGACGATCACGATTACAGATGTCAACGGTACAACGACTGTAACGCTGACAGAAGGGGCTGCGGTAGACCTCACGCCGTATGCAAAGACGGTTTATGTGGACGAAAAGGTGCAGGAATTGTCGCTGTCCATCACACACCTGGAAGAATCCGCCCACACCCACGACAATCTGGACGTACTGAATAAGATCAGCGGAACAGAGTGGACACAGCTGGTTTCTACCAAGCACTACCATAACAACATAGAAACGCTGAACAGCATTAGTCCGGCGGACTATGAGAATCTGAGTAGCAAGTTTCCGGCGAGAATCACAGCGTTAGAGGATTCTCTGGGCGACATTGCCACTGCTCTGGCGGACATTGTGGAGGTGACCGATTAAATGGCGACAATTGCACAGTACATTGCAGAGATCAACCACCAGCGTGACCTGCTGGCAGGGCATCTGGTTTCCCGTGGCATCATTGCAACGGCAAACGAAAAATTAAATCTGCTGGTACACAAGGTTTCCCTGCTGCCCTCTGGCTCGACAGAAAAAACAGTGATTTTTGATGCAGACCACCGGGACGGGATCTTTCTTTCCCACAATGACACTCTGTACAGTCTTTCTGCATTTACGGCGGTATATCCGGAGTTTTGCAGCAGCAAAAATGAGTATGCCCTGAACTATTCCACTTCCATTTTTGGATGGGATTATTCCTGCTACACCTGTTCGACTGTGCCGCTGACGCTCTCTGCGGCAACACAGATTGCCATGCGGTTTCTGGCAAGCAGCACAGAGGCAGGTGTTTTGCGGTTGGTACAGTCAGACAGCGGAACGGCAGAGGACATTCTTGCCAAAGCACAGACCGAAGGCAGCTATATTGATCTGTCTTTGCAATGGCTGTACAGCACGGATTATATCACTACGCTGACACCCTGCGAAGGTATCACTACAGGCACATACTATCTGGCATGGGTCGGGCGGAGCAACAACAGCCATCCGCTGATCCGGTCGATTACAGCGATTTAAGGAGGTTACTTATGAATCTGATCGAGGCAGTTGAGCGGCTGAAAAGCGGCAAGGCGATCCGGCGAGGCAGCTGGGGTGATGCGGCGATTCAGGCGGCACAGCTGGAAAATGGACAGTATCAAATCTTTGCTTCTGGGAATCTCACACCGGAAATGCTGGTTTTGCTTTCCGGCGACTATGAAGCAGCAACAGGAACGGAGGAAACATGATGGAAGTTTTGGGTATTACAGCAGTAGCAGCAATCACGGTCATCTGCTATCTGGCGGCGGAGATCGTGAAGGTTACTTCTCTGGACAACAAATGGATTCCGGTCATCTGCGGTATTTCCGGCGGCATTCTGGGAATTGCGGCGTTGTTCTGGATGCCGGATTTTCCGGTGCAGGATGTGCTGTCTGCGGCAGCAGTCGGCATTGTGTCCGGACTGGCAGCAACGGGAGCAAATCAGATTTTCAAGCAGTTCAGGAGCTGATGAAATGGCAAAATATGCGTATGAAGATAATCCGCAGCTTTCGCCCCATTTTTGTGCCAGAGAATTCCGCTGCAAGTGCAGTTCTCCGCACACATTTCAGGTGTCGGGACAGTTGATTTCGATGCTGGAACAGCTGTATGCAGCATTGGACTGCGGCAAGATCATCGTCAACAGTGGTTACCGCTGCACGGCACATGACAAGGCAGTGGGCGGAAACGGAGCAGGACAGCACACCAAAGGCACAGCGGCGGACGTGGTATGCTACGACAAATCCGGTAGCGTAATCTCAGCAAAGACGGTGTGCTGCAAGGCTCAGGATCTGGGCTTCGGCGGCATTGCCAATATCACCGGTGCTTATACTTCGGTGCATCTGGATGTGCGTACCGGCAGCCGATATTATGGTGATGAAACCAAAGGAACAAACACGGTAACAAACGATTTCTACAGCTATTTCGGCATTGCAAAGACACAGCAGCCGTCTGGAATTGTGGCAAAAGGGATTGATGTTTCCAAGCATCAAGGCGTAATCAACTGGGAAAAAGTCAAAGCATCCGGGCAGGTGGATTTTGCGATTTTACGGGCTGGTTTTGGGAAAG